ATCATCCTGGAGTGTCACCTCACATTTCATCACAAAGCGGTCAGAGTGTTCAATTCGGTTTGTGTCAATTTCGCATTCCAACCGGCAATCGCTTTGATGCGTGTGGTGGATGCTTGACTCGATCCATAGATGCGGAGATCGGAATATGTAGCCGGAGCAAATGATGTGAGTCCACTTGCATCAGCAGTTGCCCCATTGACCGAGATCCGGCATGAGGATGAGTCCCATGCAATTGCAAATGCTCCGGTGAATCGATCGTTGGTTGCTGGTGAGAGTACCTCCAATCCGGTCACCGCTGATCCACCCACATATGATTTGAATGCACCTCCCTCCAGGATGATCCGGTTGTTGGTGGTGGTGTCCCATATGGACAACAAATCATTGTTAGCGGAATCAACTCCGATCGTTCCGTAAAAAAAGAAAGTGCCGGAGGAGTTGGAAAAAACATTGTTCGTTTGGAGATCGTCAAATGCGATGATATCGAATGACCTGGATGCGGTGGATGTGTCGGTCTTGATGTGCATGTCCGTTCCGGATTTCTGCACATTTGCACCCCACACATAAATCGATCCGGCAACTCCCGGTGTGCAATTCTTGATGTCAACTCTCTCGGTGGCATCTGCCGTTGCGGTGAATGTATATGATACCTTGACCCATTCATTGGATGAAATGGTCGGAGATGCAAGGAGATTGGTCGATGTGCCATCGTAATGTTGTATCCGAATGTCCTTTGCCGTTCCACCATCTGCTATCCGCACCCAAAAAAAGAATGTGTACTCCACACCGGCTGACAATCCCGATGGTCGCTGACCAACATAATCGGATGCGGAGGAGGAAAACACGATCTCCTCTCCCTCGGTTGCACCATTTGGTGAGGTGATTGCCGTTCCGCTCGATGCCGTTCCGAGCCATTCCGCTTCACCGGTGTTGACCACATTGGATTTGAGGAGATGGTTGGTGCGATCGGGAGATACAATTGCCTCCGGGCAATTCAGAGGTGATGAGACCGATCCGTAATCGTGGGCAATGGTATTGATTGCCACCGATTCCTCCACCACACCGGATGAGTTGATCCTGGAGGAGATGGTGGATCTCGTTGCAGTTCCCTCACCATCCGCTCCGGTGGGTTTCAATCCATACACTTTGGATGCCTTGTATCCCGATGGGACATAAAGCATCGTTGCGGTGTCATATAGTGTTGCCATTCTTATTCAATTTCGTTTGCTGGATACCATTCAGATCCTAATTCCTCAACCAATTTCAATGATGATTCCTCATCCGGTTCAATGCCCGGACATGATACAATTGCAAATTGCTCCGGATCGCTTTCATTCGGTCGGACAATTCCCCATGTTGCGGTGATGCTCCCATTGTACGATTTCACCTCGTTGACCTTGTCATTGTATGCGGTGCATTCCGCATGTGTCCCGATGTACCAACTCATGATGTGATTCTAAAATAATTGTCAATATTCCCCTCGATGCCCGTGCGGTTGGAGGATTGGTCGGAAGAGTATATAATCATCTCCCTCATCCTGTCAGAGTAATTTTGGACACCGTTAAACCTCGCACCAATTGTTAATCCTATAAAATCATCGGTTGTTAGTGTTCCCGTATCGGCAGCCCCTCCATTTTCTCCCAATTCTGAACTTGCTCCATTTTTTAACAAATAAAGCAGATTATTAGAGCCTGATGATGACTTATTAGTGGAGTTTATAAAGTCTACACTACCCGAATTATCAGTTGTGAATGATTGGTACAAACTATTTGCTGAAAAAGAATATAACCCAACCCTATTGTTGGCTGACTGTCCATCAAAATAATAATCATCATTAAAACTTGCTGACTGAGCCGCTAAGAAAATAGTAACTATTGAGCCAAAGTTTACATTAGAAGTTTCAAGCAAGTCATCCACCCCATCAAACTCAACTGCCGGTCGTGATATCGTTGCTCCCTCATATATGATATCTCCACCCTCAACAATCAATGGTTGCTCTGATGCGGTGCTATTGGTCGCATGGTTGCCGTTGCCCGTTTGATCGTACCATGTTGTGACCGCTCCGTCTGCGGTTGTTTGGGTGACTACAATATTTTTGAGGTAGAACACATCGCCATCAGCAGAAAAAGTTTGACTACCTCCACTTCTACCTCGGAAGAACAAAACACCCGAACCAAACGCGGTAAGGCTCATGGATACACTTGTCCAAGCATCCGTTGTTGTTTGTGCTTGTGCTGTTCCTGAAACGAAGCCTACAAAAATATTGTCCATCGTTTGACCGCTTGGAAGGTAGTAGTCAAAAGTTAAAGTGCCTACTTCCTCGGAAAAATCACCCCCATTTGAGCTTGTTTGTTTTATTGATTGGTGTAATGCAGAACCACCACTTAAAGTAAATTTATACGCATCGTCTACCCCTCCAATGCTTTGGGCTGCCGCTCCCGTGCCGTTGGATTCGTTTAAGTCCTCGGTACTTGAAAAGTCAGATGTGTATTGATTAACATCCGCATTCACAAAAGCAAGGAGACCAGAGATGTCCAAATCCTCTCCATTGGCATCGTATCCAATATCTTGCTCCGCATCATCCGATGACCTCCGCACACGAATCAATCCTCCGGTGTATGTGTTGGTCAATCGTCTTGTGCTATATCCAGCCGTTGCTCCGGTGTATGTGTCCAAAATTCCGCTGAATGTTGGATTGTCCGGTGATTTCGGTGTGATGCTGATCGATCTCCCTAAAAAGAGGAGGATGTCGATGCCACATTGCATCTTTTCATATGTCGCTCCCTCGGATCTGACATGATCTTTGAATGAGACAAACTCCGGGAATTGGAAACAATCCGGTGTTGCCTCGTTGATGATGCTTCCAGCGGTGCGATATTTATTCTCACCCCAATTCGTGTCGCAATAAATCTTTCCCCAACTCATATCAGAAACTCCATCGTGTTAATCTCCTGGTGCTGGTGGGATATTGCCCATCCAATTGGCTCTCGGTGTACTCCGGGAAATTGCTCGTGTAATAGCACAAATGATCGATCAATCGTTTCCGGTAATGATCTCCATTGTCCCTTGATTTCTGCACCAACATCAGCACCTCATCAAGAGATGGTGTCGTGCTATTCTCCGAGATGTGCCGGAACACTCCTCCATTGCTGATCTCATATGCATGGAATTGCAGAAATTCACTCATCGCATAGTGGATGATGACCGGTTGGATGAAATCTGTCAGCAGTTCATAATACACTCCGGATGTTGTTCCAGCGGTGATGATCTGCTCGATCTTCTGATACAACTTTGTCCCCAACAATGGAGTGATGTGGAGATCTTGTGCGGTCTTGATGTGTGGGATGATCTTGTCAGTATCCACATTTCCACCGATACTCGTGTACCTCAACAGATCCTCCCTCCGAATGAATAGAACATCGCTCATCGGTTATCCTTTTTTCGTTACAAATCCCCGATTTCTCATGTCCTTTGGCTTTTTGATGGCATCCTTGTACCCGGTTGGTTCGAGTTTTGCCTTTGGCACACCATCGGATTTTGCAGTTGCTCCGGGGATCTCATTGTAATTCTTATCCAAGTTCCGATCGGTTGTCCCTTTCTCTGATTCATCCAATGGTCGCACCTTTCCTTTGTCGGTTTTCCTCTTGAATACCATCCGCACCCAACGATGATAGCATCCTCCACCTCCTTTGAATTTCCAAATGTCGTATTTGGATTGTCCTTTCTTCGCCCATTCCCCATTGATACCGGCATCGCTCATCTTGTCGATGTCATCCCTCCGATATATCACATTGGCTTTGGCATTCCTCACCATCGTCCGACAAAAGATGCGTGATACCACCTCACCTTTGTCATTGCGTGTTTCCTCCGGTGGATCGTACCGATACCTCACACGATAGATGCCCGAATCATCCTCGGACTTTGCATCGGGATCTGCAAATCGTTTGAAGAGAGTGAAGAAATCGGAATCCGGTTGGTCATAATCCTCGACCACCTCCTCATGCACCAACTCCCATTCATCCTCATCGATGGTCTCTCCCTTGTCGGATAGGTAATCAACCCAAAATTGTGCATCCTCCTCCTCCAATTTGGGCATGTTGGATGCCAACTGCACATCATCTTTGGCGAACATTCCCTCCGCCACCTCTTTGGATAGACCGAGCATGGAGATGAGAATGGATATCGCTTGAGATTCGGTGAGTTCACCGGTCTTTGTGCGTGTGATGACATCAAGAGCGGAGGAGATTTGTATGCCGGTGTACGATACCTCCACATCTCCGGCATCCTCCTCACTCGATTTGAATGGATTGGAGGTCTTGAATGAGATATCCACCTTGAGATCTTGATCCCGGAGGATGTATTGCATCCCCTCGATGATCAGATCTTGGAAAGGCTTGATGACCGAGTTGTTGAAGAGGATAGATGCCTTTTCCAATTCATCGGCATTGTTGCCCAATCCGGTGTTGTCCTTGATCCCCAACAACATTGGAGAGGTGATCCGGTGAGATACCATGATTTTTCTCATGCACTCCGATGAGAGGAATTCATATAAGTTGTGAGCATCCGACAACTGCACCGGTTCGATCGTTGCACTCTTTTCCTTGTCATCGTTGAATGCAATGATCGTGCGACCGGCATTGGATGACCCACCCCATTTGGAATTGATGTCTCTCTCGATCTGATCTTGCTCCTCCTCGGTTGGGATGCCGTTGTTGAAATTGACAAGGAGACCAGGAGCGAGACCATTGTGGATGGCATTGAGATGATAGTTGGATATCTCTCCCTCCAATTCGGCATATTGCAATCCTCCTTGATAATCGACCGGAGTGAAATAAACAGATCCAGCGGAATACGAATCAATGCTCAAGATGGCAAACTGATCACCATCAGATTGATATCCGTATGCTGGAATCTTTTGGAGTTCAAATCCTCTCTTTCCAACCTTGCTCCAATCAGAGCAGAAATAGAAACAATCGATCTCACCATCCTCATTCAAGATGCCTGGTCGGATCGTGTCTCGTGCGATGTGAGAGACTGCGATCAGTTGACCTCCCTCAAAGGTGCATTGGAATGATGCATGTCCAAACAATTTCAGATCGTGGCATACTTTCCGGATGCAATCGGCATTGAACAATGATTGGTATTGCGCCCAATCGTTGACATCAGTCTCATCCATGTTCACCTCCACACCATCCCCATAGATGAGATCGGATATCCCCTGGATGGATGCGTTGTTAGTTGGTGAGGTATGGAATAGATCGATGAGGTGCTGATAATACTCATCGTTCGCACCATATTTCACATACCCTCCTTTGGCATTCTCCTCAATTTTAGGTGAGGTATATGCACTCATTTTCACCACCCGGTGAGATTTGAGGTATGTCTTTAAGTTGTCAGCCATGATCGATTTGGTTTGGGCGGTGCGCTCATCGGATCATCGGCATATATCGAGTATTTGAGATCCGGTGTCTCATCGGTGATCAGCACCTTTCCCCGATAAATCTCCTCCGACAACTCACTCTCATCAAATGCGGTGACGATCTTATTGAATGCATCAGTGTGTGTGATGTTTGCCAGGATCTCACCTGGTTGCTCTCTGATCTGTTCAACAAGTCCTCCCGGTGTCCCTACTTTGAACACACGCAAATACACAAATTCTCCCTCCTTGTATGTGGGGATGTCACGATTTGGAATGACCACCCATGATCCGGAGATGTTTCCGGTCAAGACATTGAAAAAAAGATCTGATTTTCCGGTGTGTTCACGCTCACCCCATGCAATGATTGAATCAGCATCGGTGATTGATCGAGGCATGAATCTCCATGTGTTGCCCTCACTCGATGTTGTCCACACTTGCATCAAACAAATTTAGCGAATTTTAGCATCTCTCCATTGGACGAAACAAACGGCAATGCGTTGTTGTTTGTTGGGGTATTCCTTGACCATGACATCATCCGATGTGCATCTCTGCATGAATGATTTTTGATCCTCTTGGGGTGTGGGTTTTGGTATTGGCATCCCTAAATGTAAAAAAAAAGGGAGCAAATGCTCCCTCCTCCCCTAAACAACAACAGATGTGGTTGCTGAATTTTATGGTGCGGTCACAAAAGTTGATGGATCAGAATTGTACAATGGCAACTCTCTCTCCATTCCCTCGATCGTGATGGTGTATCCATAGAGGTCACCCAATGCCGTTCCGGTTTGTGCCGTGCCGGTGGTGACGTCAGCACCATACTCCCGACCGATTACCCATCCGGATCCATTGTTGTCCTCGATAACCACGATCCATCGTCCTCTCGACAATGCCAGGATTTCCGCTTCGTCTGTTGCGGTCAATCCTTTCAGTTGCAGAGTGAGAGATTGAGTGACAAATGTTGTCCCATTCTCCCGACTGCTGGTGATCGTGTTTGTCAGACCGGATGCCATCCTCACCTCGTAATTGTAACCGGTGATCGTTCCGGTGCTTAATCCAATCGTACCGGCAACGGAGGTATCCCAATCGATGGCATCGCTATATGTAACGAACCATACTTTTTTGATCCCTCCGATCTTGTCTTTGCAAGGCTCGGTGCGTGATGCGGAAATGCTACATGACATATCTCTTTGCTTTAATGGTTAAACATTACGCTCCGAGACCATCCAACACTACATCCTCGATGATTCCGATTTGAGTACCAGCGGAGAAACGCATGATCACACGATAATTGTTTGAACCGGTGATGTCAGCCATGTCCAGCACACGAGCCTCTTGCCAGTCATTCATCAGACCCGTTCCAAAGAACAGATTGGATTTCCGAGTGAGGAGCATTGTGGATGCGGTCAGACCGGGACACATTACCATGTCGATTCCATCAAAATTCAATGGCTTGAATCCAACAGATCCCTCATTTTGGTATCCGTTTGCGCCAACTCCACCGGATGCAAATCCACCGAGTACACGCATGTATGCCCGAGCGACATTTGGTGCTACATAGAAACGGACATCGTTCTTTCCGTACACGCTTTGAGGCAAAGCATCGAGCATTGCACCAAGACGAGCAAGTACATTCGTTGAGTCAACTGCGACCGGTGAACCGGCATTGATCTTTTGACCACCTGGAATCGATGCAGTTTCTGTGATCAGAGTGCGATTGAATCCACCGAATTCTCCGGATGTTGCTGCATTACCCGTCCAAATGTAGTTCTCTGCCTCTGCACCAACTTTCTCTCCGACATATGCCAGGAGGTAATCGGTGAAATTCTGTGGGATCTCCTTGTATGCGCTGAAACCCATTTGCAGAGCCTCCCATGAATCCAACAGATCTTGTTTGCAGAGTTGCAAATTCACTTGCATCTCCTTTGGTGCGATCTCACGATCAACAAGAGCCAATGAAGATCCATCGGTGAAATTGCATGTGGCATCTGCAATGACATCTCCCAAAGTGAGTCGAGTGACATTTGTCTTATACCGGACATTCGGGAGGATAGTCACCTCCTCGTTGCCGATGGTTGATCCGCTTTGCAGAGCAGCGTTGATGTATTTCCCGGCGTGTTCGCCGGTGAAATTACTTGTGATTGATGGTGTGGGCATGATTTCTTTTTTTGCCGTTTATGAATTGTTAATGACATGCAATGCCCTCTCAATTCCGCTCATGTTCCGAGTGAGATTGATTTTGGGCATTGTGGTTGAGGTCTTGTCCGCATCGGGATTTGGCTTGAGTTTAGCCACCTTGCGTTGCGCTGACAATTTCTCCTCCTCCTTTTCTTCTTTCGTTCCGTATCGGTCATCCATGAGAGAGGTCAATTCCTCTTTCATCTCCTTGAGTTTGGCATCCACCATCTCCTCGACCATCTTTTTCATCTCCTCGGTCATTGGCTTGTCCTCCTCCAGGTTGACGATCTCATCCTCCTCCGGATCTTTTGCCTCGACCGGTGCTGATTCTTGCACCTCTTCTTTGACCTCTTCCTTTGGCTCTTCTTCTTTCTCCTCTTTCTTCTTCTTTGCCAACTCCTCGGTGACCTCCTCGGTCTCTTCTTTGACCTCCTCCTCTTTTTGCTCCGGTGATTTCACCTCTGCAATTTTAGATTCAGCATCAATGACCAGCATCGATCCATCATCCAGCGTGTACTCTCCCTCCGGCAATGGCATCTTTTCACCATCTTCAGAGACAACAAACACAACTTGACCGATTGCAAATTCCTCCGCTTCAATGGTTGCTCCCTCCTGGAGTGTGGCGGTGGCTAATTTTGTCATGACCTCTTTGTGTAGGTTGATGGGAATGAATTCCAATACTTTGCTCAAAATGGACATATCAAATGCTTTTCGTTGTAAAATTACTTGCTTTCCTTTTCCTTGATGGAGAAATGTTTCAACTTGCTTTGCGATTTTTCTGATGGTTTTTCCATTAGTCGCTCCGCAAATTGTCCCTCAATGGAGAATCCTTTGAACAATCCCTCCTTGACTCCTTTCCACAATTCATCATCATGCACACGCATTGCAATTGCCCATGATCCAACCGGCAATGAGAGATTGTACAATGCTGATTTGTCTTTCTCGGTATCCTCAACGATCCATGATTCAACGACAGATGCTCCTCTCGTTGCCACCTCATGCTCGATGTTGACCGATCGTTGCATTCCAAACTCAATGAATTTCTCCGCAGTTTTCCGGATGGTGTCTTTGGTGAAATAGATGTAAAACTCCTCCTCGTTCTGATTGCGGTATATGAGTTTATTCGGGATCAGAGATGCCCCGATCAACAATCTTTTGTCCTTATCCTGGATCGCAAACTTGTGTTCCGAGAGTGCAATGAAATCATCCTCAATGGCTGGTTGATTGACCAATGCAATTGCACTCACCGAGATCTCATGTTCATCCTTGATGACTAATTCCTTTATTTTCATACTGCTCCGATTCCTTGATTTAACAAATAACCCTCACAACATTTCACATGATATGTGTTGTCCTCACATAGACATGCTCGACTCCCTCCCTTTGGCGATGACCGGGATGGTGTGTTGCTCGGATTCGTCTTTGGTGGTTCGTTATTCTTTGAGTTCGCCAATGCTTTTCAATTTAGATCGTGACCATGTCAATGCAGATTTCCCACCCCATAGCAAAAATGAAATCGTGCCACATGCAGAGGTGTCCGATGGATCATAGTATTCGGATGCTCTTGAGAGGTATGAATGCATCCGCTTGATCGTGTCAACACTGACCGGTCTCTTTGCCTCCAGGTCTGCTGATCGTCTGCGACCGATTGCCGTTGCACATTTCATCCCATGTTTCTCATTGAGCAATCGTCCCCTCTTTGCGTTGTTGCTCACTGCATCGGGATAATCGCTGAACGATTGGAGATAATACTTGATCCGTTTCCGCATCTTACAAAGTTAATCAAAGCACCCGACCATCCTTGATCCGGAAATTGTCAACTCTGAACGATCCATCATCATCGACATGGAGGATTGCACCTCCATGATTCCATTTTGTGAATGCCGTTCGTCTGTATGCCGGTTTGAGTTCGCAGAAACATCCGGTCGAATATGTGACATGGTTATCCCCATTCAAATTCCCCTCATGGTGTTCCGAGGTCTGATGCATATGTCCAGCGATGACATTGTACTTTGCCCGGAGAAACATCCCTCGTGCTGGATTGACCGGACTGAATATCGATTGCCCGAATTCATGTCCATGAATGATCATCATCTTTCCGCACTCCATGAGTGTATTGTCATCGACATATTGGATTTTCAATTCCTCAAAATGGAGGATCTGTTGTAACAATCCAGCATGACCCATTGTCAATTCAAACAACTTTGCCATCTCCGGTGCTTTGCTCCACATGTGATCCTCAACTCTCACATCATGGTTGCCCGATTTCCAAATGATCGGGATCTCCGGAAATAGCATACGCAACCAATAGAGGAATTCACGACATATGACCATCTCCTCATGGATGTCCGGTCTTGCTCCTTTCTTCATCCATCGGGAGATTTGCCATGCATCCAATGTGTCACCATTGAGGAGGAGACAATCAATCTCATTCTCCAGGAAATATTGCACACCGATGATCACCGCTTCCTCATCATGGTATGGGATGTGGACATCGGACATGATGCCAACTTTCTTGTGTGGGATGATGAAATTGGGTTTGTCGATCGACCGGGATGATGGCATGTGCCTCATGGCATTTTTGACGATCGTTGATGCATCTGCCTTGATGTCGAGATCAATTGCATTGCTCGGATCAATCTGCCTCCGGTGTCGATCTCCTCTTGATTTTGTGAGATACCGGATGATGTCACGCACATTTTCTTGAGCCTTTGCAATATCACCATCGAACATCTCCGGATTTTCCATGACAACCATCTTTGCCAATGTCTTTTTGCCGATCGTCCCCAATTCCAACTCCTCTTTGTGTCGGACGATGTAATCACGGACAATCTCCCGGATGCGTTGTTGTTCGTTCATGGTGATATCATTTCATTTATACAACTCGATTTCGTGCGATTCTCCTTTGGTATGCTTGTGCAGAGGTGACATCATCGGCAACCACATATGCTTTCACCGGTTGATCTCTCATCCGCTCGATGCTCTCCGCAATTTGTGATGAGGGATCTGATCCCATGCCTCCTCCCAAGACTGCGACATTTGGCATCGTTGGTTGAGGTACAGATCCTCCGGGCGCACCACCACCTCCAGCACCTCCCATCGGATCGGTGGAGAGTATGTTCCGGACATTGGCAATACCGGTTGCAAGAGCGATTCCGGCTTGTACAAAGTTGAATGGTGATGCCGGTTTCATGGTGAGAAATGCGGTGACCGATTCATATGTGTTCATCGTTGCTTGTGCGACCGCCAATCCTTTTTGCAGATCGCTTCCTTCTTTGGCGAATGCTCCGATCACATTGAATGTGTCGTTGGTCAATTTGATACGAAAACTGCTCTTTGCTTTCTCCAAATCCATTGCACCTTTCAATGAGTCTTTCTCATATTGGGCATCGAGGATCTTTCGCTCATTGAGGAAATCGGCATACAATTGAGTCTCGGTCTGACCGGCTAATGTGAGAGCCATGATTTCATCATCCAATCGTGTGCGTGTGGCATCGTATATCTTGCTCTGATTCTCAATAGTTGCCTCCATGCGACCAATCTCATTGGTCATCAGTTCCAACTCTCCCTCACTTTGTATCCTCCGGATCTCCTCCTCGGTTTCTACCTCTGACCGCTTGAGATCGAGTTGCTCCTTTTGGAGACCCATCACATTCATCAATGCCTCTGACCTCTGACCCTCCAATCGTTCAAGGAGATCGGTCATTTCCAACTCCGCTTGTTTGAGTGCAATGAGATTCTCCTGGTTGGAATTGATGGCATATTGCAATCTCAATGCATCGATGCGGATTTGGATTTGCTCCGCTTCCTTTTCGGTCTGTTCCTCCAGCATCCCCAACAGATCCTCATTGGCTTGGATGCGCTCGGTGAGATTTTGGAATTCATCATCTCTGAATTGTCGGAGCAATTCCTCTTGCCTCTGATATTCCAATTGAATCTCCGCTCTCCGCACCTCTGCCATCTCCATTTCCTTGAGAGCATCGGTCAATACTTGTGCGGTTTTTGTTGCCTCTGCGATCCGACCGGGAATTTCTTTGGCATATTCCAAGGTCTTTTCCAATGCCTCATTGATTACCTCAACTCCTCCCTCTTCAACTCCGACCATTGCATCCACCATGTCCCTCCCGGCTTGTTGGACAGATTTCTTTGCCTCATCAAATTCCAATTTGAACAGATGACCAACTGCCTTTCCGACATGACCGACCGCACTCAAAAATTGATTCATGGCATTGATGCCATACTCCTTGATGGATGTCCCGAAATCCTTGATGGATTGCAATGGATTGCTGAACAGATTGGAGAGGATGTCGAACAATGGATCAGCCACCTCGATGAGGTCATTGAATAGCACCTCAATTGTCCCCATTGCGGTATTGAGCAGATCCACCGCTTTCTGATTTCGTCCGAGGATCTCGACAAACTTATCAAAGGCTTTCATGATCAAGCCAATGCCCATTGACTTCATTGCCAATCCCATTCCCTTGAAACCTTTTGCAAGGGATTTGGTCTCCTCTTTCGTTTTCTTGGTCTCCTCTCCGACTCCTTTCACCTCATCTTTCAACTCCTCGATCTGTTGAAGTGCCTTATCCAACTTTGCCTCCAACTCAATGACTATCTTTTCCATCGTCTCTTGATTTGTTCATACACTCTCCTCCAGGATCGGGGGATATGATATCTCCCTTTGGCGATTTCCATGTCCTCACTCACTCCATAGTGAGCGATCATTTGCACCATCTTGATGATTTCCGTGATCATATTTCGTGAACTACAAAATGCACCGCATCGACATCAATATCCATCGTGTGTGCCGTTGCCAATTTCATTGCAATGGTCAATGTCTGACCGGCATCCATTCTAAATGTGCCAATCAAATTCAGATGCTCCGCTTTCCTTTCTGCAAAGTTTTCAAATCCGGTTTCATTGCCATCAATGAGATATGCAAAAATGATATCCCTTGATGCATCATGGCTGAATTCAAGGGATGCCGATGCATGGACAATCATGCTCTCATTGGCAATGATCTCTCCATTGGTCAAATCAAAATCAAATCCCTTGCCTTGCTGGATCTCCTCACCATCATATGAATCAACATCAACGAATGTTGTTCCGACCGAGGAGTATGTGGTGGTCGTATTCTTGATGATCTCCATGCAATTGGTCTGATGTAAGACCTCCGATTTTTGTCGGTGTGCATCGTTGCGCATGACCGCATTGTCCAATGTGTTGAAATTAGGAGACCTCATTTTGAATCCACCCAATGATGTCCACCTTTGTGTGTTGTACAAGGTCAGATCGGATGGTGATGGTGTTGTGTCCCATGTGACTCCTATCCTCCCCGATCCCCAAGTGAATGTGGGAATCGGTCGCACTCTCTCGGTGCTGGTGTACAACTTGAATGATGCCCTTCCGGTGATCGTATTGTACTTGACCGATTCGATTTGATATGCTCTCCCGGTGATGACTAATTGGTCATTCAATTTCAAGGTGAGCCATTGTGCGATGGTGAGGTACATGTCCACCTCAATGATCCGCATTTTCGGATTGAATATGGTGTCCAAATACTTTTGGAATGTCCGTTGATACAATGTATCGGTGACCACTACATGTGCCGGTGGTGATGTATAGGATGGTGCAATCTCTGATCCATATGCAATGGTCTGATCCTCCGATCCAACCGGTGCATCATTCCATGCTCTGAAATAGGGGAATGATGATTGGAGTTGTGCCGTTCCGGAATCATCCCTCATCCACCATTCATCATTGACGCTCTCATATCCGGCAAAGTACCAAAGAGACAATGGAATTTGCATGGCTTTCCCCTCTGCATCCATAAATACTCCCACCTCCAATTCGGTCAATTGTCCGGTGACTCCGGATGATGCAACTCTTCGCATCGGCAATGGTGGGATGATGGTGAATGGGGATTCCACCTCAATAGCATCTCCGCTGAATTCATCACCATCATTGTCATACACCACATGTCCGAATGTCCGACCAAAGGCATTGCGAAATGAGACATTTGCAAGATCCTCCGATTCCTGGTGTTTGAGTTCAATTCGCTCCGGGAATGAGTGTTTGCGGATGATTTGTTTGAGTGTATGCACACGATCAGAGACATCCACATTTGTCCCCTCTGCAATCCAATCGTCAAACTTGTACAATTTCAAGTTGTTGACAATCGTCCCTCCTCCGGTTTGTATCCGCTCCGGGATGGCAACCAAATTGAATGCCTTGAATAGATTGGATAGAAATTCCTTGATTTTGATTTCGGGCATCACATCCGCCCATTCAATACTCGGTGATGTGGTGATCACCGGTACAACATTGCAAAGCCATGTGATGGCGGTGAATGTCATTTCACTTCCTTGTGCATTTTGGATGTGAATTCGGTATGTCTCACCAGCGGTGAAATTTCGTGTGTAATCAAAAATCCGAGTGTTCGATCCGCTCCCGGATGCTGGAACATTCCATGAATCGGTGATGATTGCATTTGAGAGACTTGTCCCCTCAAAGATCGTCCATGTCAGAGTGCCAACATCCCTTGTTGCCTCGGTGAACAATACACTCAATGTGTGTTGTCCATCCACTTGCACCTCAAATGTGCCATTTGTGGAATCTAATGCACCGGAGGGATCAGATCCTATTGTGTCATAATTGGTCAGAATCAATCCCGGATTGATCGCTGGTGGTGTGTATGCCGGGAGTGTGATACTTTCCTTGACCATTGACCATGTGCCATCAAACTCTGTATCAATCCTCCCCTCCTTTTCCATCGGTAAAACATACAAAGCGGAGAAATCGGTATCCAATGACGATTGCAAATCAATCTCATAATCAATGTGGGCAAACACATATTCCAACATCTTGGACAATCTGAATGCCGGTCTCAATTCCAATGGCACAATGGGTACAGAATCCGCTCTTGCAATGGAGTTGACCGCATTGGATGAGATGTCATACTGCATCGCTCCGGATGATCTTGCACCATAATCATTGACCGGGAACACAACATCCCCGGATTGATACGATCCACTCCATGAGGAGGTGATGTTGGTGTACGATATGACAAACTCTGATCCGAATTCCACCTCTCGGAATGTATCCTCTCCAAATTCGGTGAGGATTTGCTTTGTCTCACCATAGAAAATGACCTCATATGAGATCGGCTGGTGATCTGCAATCTCACACGATACCAATTCCAATGTGCCGGTGAATAACACGATCCCATCCACCGAGATCTCCGCATCGGCTTTCCCATGAGCATCATAGGGATCATCGATGTCGAGATTGTACCAATGGGTAAAAATGCCATTGTTCACATCGGTTGCCGGAATGGTGAATGGTTGGGAGAAATCTGCGAACAATCGTCCGAGATCTTGCATGTCCTTTCGTTGTTTGGTCAAAGTGACCACCTCATCATCGAAGAGATCCGCAATCGTTCCAGCTATTTTGAGAGTTATTGTGGTCATATGGTCACCACATTTCGCAGATCGTTGGCAATGTCAAATTGCAATTGGTAGTTGATCAGTTTATCACTCTCCTGGAGTTGGAATCGTACAGATGAGTCACTTGCACTCAATGGTCGTGTGCCATGTGTCGTGTCGTACATGAATATCTCCTCGGACATGAGCATCTGCTCGATCCGATCCCGGATCTCCTCCTCTTGATATCCGGTGTTGATGGTGATTGATTGCCTCCCTTGAGTGTTGAATGTCCGATATGTGGATGCGGTGACATCATATGTGGCTGAATTGATGCCGGTGGTCGCATTCTTGTTTTGGAATCGTTGGCGTGTAAAGGATGCACTCTCGGTTTTCACCAGCGTTGCCGGGATGTAATCGTATGCACCAAACTTGTTGAGATATCCAATGACCGATTGAGTGTATTTCAACTCACATTGGCTGGAGATCGTCATGGTCTCAATGGTGGTCTCTGATGAATCTTTGGTGGTGATGGTATATGAGCCACCATCGGTGAGATATGCACCGGCACATGAGATGTTTTCAATCGTTGCACCATCGGTTGACCACAAATGCTGATGGATACCGATGCCATTCCCACCATACCAATTTGTTCCACACAATACACTCACATATGCCTCGGTGGAGAGAGCGGTATTTTTCCCGGTCAGATCAATTCGGTGCGTGTATGATGCGGTGGTCACATCAATGTACTTGACATCATCGGTGATCACGCTGATGGACATGGGCAAATTGGATGCATAGTCCATTGTCATGGTCTGTGACAATGTGGATTTGTCGGAATTCGATCCGTTGAATCCTTGATAAGGATCGGTGTACCCCCTCACCGCCAACAATGTCTGTGATGTGGCTTGAGTTGGTGTGCCACCGGTGGAATCTCGATATGTTGCCAACACTTGCACCCATGCACTCTCCTCGATCGCATCAACGATCTGTGATGTGGATGTGGTGATGTTGTCCGGCAACTGCCTCTCCAGGTTTGAGCGAATCAATCCGGAGATATCGAATGATGCCGATCCGGATGCGTTGGGCAATTTGCTCAATGTGTAGGATGCCGATGCTGGAACAGATGCGGAGTTGCCATTCCATACCCTCACCTCCAGCAAATACTCAAAATCGGCATTTCCATTGTTTGCCGAATAGATGGTGTAAACCACCGGAGAGAGAGCATAAATGATATCCGTTGTGTTTTCCGGCTTTTGAAATATCGTCATGTGAATTGATTTCTGATGTCCTCCTCGTATGCCTCGATCAACCGATCTTGATATTCATTCTCCGTATCGATTCGGGCATCTGTGAGGAAATTTGTGGGTTCGATCCCGAACCATTTGATTTTCCTATTCATCAAAAATGCCATCGTCCGGATTTGTGTCCCTTTCTCATCGATAGGGATGAATTGTCCGGTTTTGAGGTCTCGTGGCTTGATACCTCTGCTCTTGATCCAGGAATTCATTTTGGCTGGTGGGATTCCTTTGTGTCCCTCCTCAAAATTCTTGACAAATGGTCTCCTGCCTTTGTCCACCGATTCAGCATGTCCGTTTGCATCGGTGATCTCCATGATGAATGATCCACCTTTCGGGATGAGTTTCACACCGAGTCCATCAATGGTTGCTCCGGTGTTGTATGATGCTCTCGGTTTGGAATATCTTATCTCCGCATTGACCGGTTTCCCATCTTTCCATTTTGCCCGGACATACTTTCTCTTTTTCTTTTTCTTGAGATTTGCCTCGGCATTGTCGATGATCGACCATCCCATCTCCTCCAGGACATTGTACAACTCCGGGAAATCATTTTGATCAACAGATGCCATCGTCAACGGATGCTGATGGTGAGTTGATGGTGACCGAGAGTGTGTATCCCGCCAATGAATTTCCGGTTTTGTCAAAGAAAGGAGTCATGGTTTGTGATCCGACAATCTCATATGTGCCGAATGATGCACCTCTTTTGATCTTGTCCACCATGATCGAGAGTTGTTGCACCATGTCTGACAACACATCTTGCATGTTGTCTGTGCCATGAAATGGATCGTCCATGTCATTGAGATCATCCTTGTTGAAATCAATGAGATCCATTGCATGAATTTGAAATGCCCATGAAATCGTTGAGCCATTCAGAGTTGCCGTACCTGGCACAATGTGAATGAGCGGAAATATCGTTTGGCGTTTGATATCGACATCCTCCAAATTGCCAAAGGTGATCGTCCGGATGGATGGTAATGCCTCTCCGGTCTCCTTGAGTTTATCGATTATGTCGTATAGTTTGCTCATTCTTTCTTTTCGTTTCTACGAATTCAGACCAATCGCTTTCAAAAGAGAGCCACAAAAATACCTTATGTGCGGAGAGTGTTGTGATCGAATCAATTCTCCGGATATCTCCCTCACAAAGTCGATGGATTGCGATATACCATCCCCATTTGTCCTTGATCCATTGCGATTCATCAATCTGTGGAATCTGCTCCTCTTCCTCTTCGTCTTTCTTTCGTGGGAATATTTCAGAATAGACATCGAGGATTCGATTCCTAAACGATAAAAAAAAACAGATGCACCCACCAGGATCTCCGCAGAGATATCATCCACATCGGGGATCATTTGTTTTGTGTCGTATGGTCGGATGGCATACCGGTCTCCGCTGACCTCGATGATTGGTCGGTATAGGATCGAGATGAGGTGATGCACCTTTGTCATCTCTCCTTGATATTTCTCAAGGTCTATCCATTCACCGAATGTGATGTCATCGAGATTCGGGATGAATCCGTACTCAATGCCTCGGTGATGGAATCTCCGAATGAATTTCGGCTCTTTATTGATTGCCTCATTGAGTTTGGTGATGATCATTGTCCGATCAGCCACCGGGATGCTCTCCAGCAATTTCTCCGGCACACCGCAAACGATGGTGAGGATCTTATTTTGTCGCTCCTCCTCGGACATGTCATCGGGCAATGAGACGATGTCCCGGTATTGGGAAATGGTTATCTCATTCCATCCATTTGGTATGCTGACCTCCAATTCCATTTGTCAAATTTACTGATTTTCCGTATGGCTTGAATCATGGATGTGTCTCGGTTGGATTGCCTCCGGCACATCTCCGATGGTTTGATCCAGGTACGGATACATGATGTCGATGATCTCCGGGATCTCCTTGATTGAGACATCGTGTGAGATGGTCATGCGTGACTCAAACTCATCCGATTCAATGATTTCAACGATCTTTTGTGCCGTTGCTGGTGAGATGTGTCGAGCGATCAAGATTTGATCGTCCCCATCGGTGTGATGAAATATGGTCATGTGTATTTTGTTTGATGCAATATATCATCGAATGAAATACTTTCCGCTCCCTTTGGAATGGAGGGAGGTGAATACCGCATAACGGGAGGCATCCAGGCAATGATTGAAATTGTCCACCGGCACATTGATCCTTTTCTCCTCCTTGTCCTTTTGCCATTTGTAATTCCTCAACTCCTTGATCATGTTGTGTGAATCCGAGGTCACATGGAGGTGAAATGATTTGAGGTATTGAATACCGGCAATGATCGATCCCTTGCCTTTGTCCGATGGCTTTGCATTCACTCCCAACCGGTACAATTCCTCGATGCTCTTTGGATCGGCTGAATCGCAGTACATGGGCAATCGCACATCCATCTCCAGGAGTTTCATCTCCTTTCGGATGTCGGCATTGGTCATCTCCCATTTGTACATCCGCTCATGGAAATACAAATCATCACCATCCCGGTACACATCGATGATGCTGGTGGGATCGTTTGTGAAACCGAAATCACATCCTCTTGCAAGGAATTTTGCACTCTCCGGAATTTCGCTGATGGTGAAATTGGGGAATATCAAATCCATCGACATGGCTTTCTCACCGAGTCCATAGACCCTCCATGCCTCCGGATCTGTATCCTTTAGTCGCTCGATGCGTTCCACCACCTTTGCATCCAAAAATGGATTGTCCCGATATGTGGATTTGATGAATTTGGATCGAGGGATGACCTCGGTGTACAACCAATGGAATTCATCCGAGGGATTGAAATCCGCAAAGATTTGACCTCTTGTCCGGATCTCCAATTGCATCCAATCCTCTTTGGTCAGTTCATTGACCTCGTTGGCGAATAGTATATCCCTCGATGCTCCTCTCCGCTTTTGGGGATCATCCATCCCCATGAATTCAATCCGGTTGCCGTTCAACTGATATATGTTGTCCGTTCGATTATGGTCATCCTGGACATACAGATCATGCGATTTGAGGATGTCGAAGAAATCCCTCATCGCAGTTGACCGGAGTGCCTTGAGAGTTTTCCGAACAATGGTGATGGTGAGATCCCGATTCTCCATGCATTTGACGATCAGCATTTGGAGGATCGAATATGTTTTGGAGGATCGTGCACCTCCTTGATTGATCACAATGCTCTCGGTCGCATTGTAATTCTCTGCAAAGATCCAAGATGTGTTGAAATCAACGGATCTCATTCATCGCATTGTCTGACCATGTACCATATCAGCACCACCACACTAATGGTCACCACGACCATCATGCCCATGATTGAATTGTCACTCATCGTCTTTCTTGTTATGGACAACCACATTGATGGTGCTGATCTTTTCATCACCGGTGGTGTGGTCGATGTAATTTTGATTGAGTTTGCGGTGTTCATCCGAATCAGCCAATAATCTCATGGCAGAGATGTTGAGTGTGGGATTGTCCGATGTGATCCAGGAATCGAGGAGGTATTGCTTTGCTTTTTCTCGTTGTTTCTCGATTGCATCTTTTATCTCATGCAAATCGTGAAATCCATAATTGTATGCAGTCCGGAGGGAGATCTTTGTGAATGTGTTGAACACATGGGAGAATCGTTTGATTTTCTTTCTGTTGACGATCTCAATGATCTCCTCAACCATCTCCTCTCTTTCCTTTTCCGTTGTCATGCTTTGGCATTTTTGAATTTCTGATATTCCACAATCGCATCCCTTTGGGAGGAGATCGCATTTGATGTGTGTTTGCATCGTTGTTGCCGTTTGAGGGAGTCAATGGTGCATATCTGCATCATCTCTCTTTGGTGTTAATGTCTTTTATTTTATTAAGTTTTTGCATGGCAATTGCTTTGACCTCCCAATGAATAGGCAAACGAACCAACGATTGCAAGTTGCTTTCTTCTGTTTTTATCTGCCTTGAATTTAAATTGTTCAAATACGATTTGTAATCATCACTCATCTCTCTTTGGTGTTAAAGGTGTAAACTATCACCACAAGGTGCTGGTTCGTGTCTTTTTCTTTCATCTCTCTTTGGTGTTTAGGTTCATTTTGCACATCTGACATTCCTTTTTGCGAAATAGCGTGACCGCTTTGCACTTGAAACAATAGTCGAGTCTGAATTGATATGGTCTCCGGTGCATGTCATGTGGTCGATGTCCGGTTGGTGATGAGTTGATATACCTGGTCGGAGTACGATTCCTCGGATTCCTCCAATTTGGAGATGACCTCATCGTGTTTCTCCTCATTGTACTCCAGCACGATCCGGATATTTTGCTCCATCAGAGTTGAATTCATTTTCTCCAACTCGTTTCCGTAATGCTTGAGATTGTCCATGTCGACCACATCATAATCATTTGCAACCATATCGGGATCATATTCCCCATGATGGTCATTGATCTTGTATAGAAGTCTCTTTTTCTGCTCCTCGGATGCTCCAATCAAGCGCATCACCGGTGCATTTTGGATGCCCATCTTTCTCAATGCTCTCACTCGTTGGTTGCCGGACAATATCAGATTGCTCTCATCGATGATGATTTGATTGACCGACATCATCCACATATCCTCCCGTAGTGATTTTTGGAGATCGCTGAATTTCTTTTTGCGGATCAATCGGGGATTGTGGGGATGGCATGTCAGATCATCAAGATCGATGATGTCATGCTCAATCTTGACCTCCTCTCTTTCGCTCATCCTGGATATCGCTTTCATATTGTCCATGCATCTTGTCGAGGTCATGCACCATCGTCATCCATGCTTTGGGATCACATGTGCATGGCTTGTATTTCTGATGCTGGAACAAATCGGCATGAAGAGATGCGATGAATTCTTGTTGGATGCTGGAGAGAGTTTTGGTGCGTGTCGCTTTATACTCTGAATAGAGATGGAATTGATCAGCGGTCATGCATTTGGGATATTTGTACGGAAAGAGTTTGTTCAATTTCTCTTTCCTCTCCTCACATTTGCAATCGATACCGGTTGCCTCGGAAAATATCTCGACCACCTTTTTGATTCCGGTGGCTTTGGTGATCTTCTCGACCACATCTCCAGCACCTTTGGGTTTTCTGCCTCTTCTTGCCATGTTGATTGTTTAGTTGTTCAAAATTATGCAATTGGTGTGAATTACCTCTCCACATACAGATGCAACAACTCTTGCACCGATGGTTGTTTGGGGATCGGAGATTCGATGTACCATGCATTCCATTGATCCATGAGATTTCTGCACTCCGATTCTTTGATGCTCTCCAGGATCAGAGAGTGCCATTCCCGATATTGAGCATCGGTGTCCATAAAATCTTGATGCTTTTTGGCGCAATAGCTGATCGAGGAGTGATCCCGGTTGAGCATTGCCCCAATCGATACCATACTGATCTGATATCTCAATGCAATGTCGGTGATGATCATCCGACATGTCACGATCTTTCTTTTCCGAGATGGTGAGATCAGATCCATCAGAGGAATTTGCATGATCCAAATGGCATTCATCAAGATCACTTTCATCGTCCCGATCTTATCGTGTTCAATGTTCCGCATCGATGAGGTATGTGTTGATGATTGATTGGAATTCATCGAGGGATCGAGCGATGCAATACAGATATCCGGCATCGGTCACCACCTCCTCCCATGCCTTTTGTGTGTCTGATTGTCTCCCTTTGGGAGTTTTCATTTCAATGCACAATCCATGATGGTCATGCCGGGCAACCATGAGGATCAGATCAGAGACACCAGCGGTCATGCCCTCCGCTTTGAGTTTGGAAGCCACCACACGATGACGATGCCCACCATTCGGGATGGCAAACAAGTTTGTCCGGTATTGTGGGAATTGATATCGAAACCAATTCACACATGCCACCTGGATGTGATGCTCCTCCTCTCTCATTGTGCCATTGCTTTATCGGTCTCCTCGATGGCTTGGAAAATGGCAAAGATCAATTGTGGCACAACTGCATTTCCGTATGCTTTCAATGATTCTCTCCTCCATTTTGGAATGGTGATATCGTCCAGCCTTTCGGGAATCCCATCATCTCCTCCACAAATAGGGGATTGAGTTGGGAACTCTTCCCAGTTTCTTGGGACATTAAGTGTTTCAGTTCGCTCCTCCTTGATGGTTGTCCCGGTGGTCGCTCCTTGTTTGTGCCTCCGTTCGCATCCGAGCATGTCGGTGTCGGGAGCATTGCCAACGCTATGCTCGGAAGGTCGTATGACTCGCCCTTGTATGCTCTCCCTTGCGCTCCCTTGTAATCTCTTGCCATCGGAGTTGGTAATATTTCGACCGATGAAGAATGTCCGGTTGCGTTGATGCGGTGCGCCAACCGATGAAGCTGGTAATATATACGATTGCATTTCGTAGCCTTCAGCACCCATTTGTGTATGTATGTCCGAGAATACCTCTCCATCATTCCATGTAGTGATTCCGTGAACATTCTCTCCCACAACCCAAGTTGGTTGAATTTCTCGGATGCATCGAAGCATCTGCGGAAAGAGATGTCGAGGATCGTCTGATCCTCTCCTTTTTCCAGCTTGAGAGTACGGCTGACATGGAAACCCACCGGAGATAATGTCGATGTGTCCTCGATAATGTCGAAAATCGACATCTGTGATGTTGGTATGTGTTTTTGCATTTGGGAAATGGTGTTTGAGTACTCGTTGACAAAAGGGATCGATCTCACAATGGAACACATTATCCCATCCCATCCATTCGGATGCAAGATCAAATCCACCGATCCCGCTGAACAATGATCCGTGTCTCATAATGTCCGGAAATAATCCTCAACAATCCTGGTTTGTGCCTCCACTTTTACAAAATCCGGAACAGATAGTGGTTCATTTTCCTTGATGCCTTTGATCTGATGCATCCGGATGCGGACAAATGACATCATCATCCCCTCATTTTGCTCCTTGAGGGATTTAGTCAATGCCTCTGCGCTCTCATAAATGTACCGCCACCGCTCTTTGACCGAGATCTCAATCAATTTCTCCTCGGTCAGATAGTCATACACCACCGACAATCCTTTTTTGTTGCCTTTTTTCCAGCGGTCGAATGCCGATCGGATGAATGCCTTTCGTTTGTCGGACGATAATTCACTCACCTTGAATTCCTCCCTCTCCTTTTTCTTATCCAATGACCTCAACTCATGCAATGCAATTCTCCGCACATGCTCATCGTAATGCTTTATCCACCGGATGAATGTGCCAATGGTGAGTGAGCGGTCGGGATCTCTCATCGCACCATCCCGAAATGCGTTGGATAGCTGATCCGCTTTCCATGTGGCACAATTGGATTGGATATAATGCTCAAGGTCTTTCCGGAGGAGGAAATATCGTTCACCGGGCATCTCATTTTGTCCGCACCTGGTGGATGCCTTTGCGATTTCGGAAATCACAAATTTCTCTCGTGCATCTCCCATCAATGGCACTCCCTCCACATGGGAGATCATGGCATCCCGGATGACCGGTGATTGCTTTTTGAATTGTGGATGGTGTTCCAAGTCTGACCGCTGGATGAGTTGTGTGTTCATTTTCGCAATTTTAGGAATTAAAATCGTGCCTGGCTTGATCGATGATGTTGATCCGGTTGGTTTTGGCGGTCAGTTTGTTCTCTTCTTTGAACCAAACGGCATTCATTTTGGCTTTCCAAGATTTGACCTCGTTGCCTTTGGCATCCCTCCAATCTAATTCGGCATAGTACCGGAATGCGTTTCTGCCTTTCTCCGGATCATATCCATTGATCTCAAAATAATCCATCACCTCCTCGACCGATGGTCTCACCATCTCTTCTTTTTCTTTCTTTATATTCTTTCTCTTCTTTATTTCTTTAGTTGTTGCCCTTTGTCTGCCCTCCATCTGCCCTCGCTCTGCCCTCCCTCTGCCCAAGTTCGTGCCCTCCTCATCGTCTCCTCCTTGCAATTTATCCCATTTTACAAGGGATACCAACTGCCCTCCTCGTGCCCTTTCTCGTGCCGTTTCTCCGGAGTTTTCCAATTTTTGCATCGCTCCTCGTATTTGTTTGGGTGTCAATCCAAGATCGTTTGCAAGTTTGTCAAAGGAGGTGATCATGCTACCTGGAGGGATGGTGATCCCTTTCCATTTTTTCTCCTCGTAATTGACCGAGATCAACAGATGCACCAGCAATCGACATGCATTGTGGTCATCGTACCATTCCCAATCTTTGAGTGATCGGTGCAATTTTATCCATCCGCTCATTTTGTATCGTATAAAAAAAAGCCCATCCGAATCAATGCCCCTCTCACATGGCATCTCATCAAATAGGCTTTAGGCAAATGCAATCATGTGTCCGTATAGTGAGAGGGAACACAATATGCAAATATAGACATCAACTCTTTTTCTTGCTCAAAAAGATGGTTCGCTTTCCCGGTGTAAATTCAGCCGGTGGGATGATCTCTCCGGTCATGGAATTCACCATCACTTGACCATTGAGGTGCATCTTGTACGCTTTTTTCCGGTCATCCTCCATTGCCTTGAGTTTCACCTTGAGATCGTTGTGGGCATCGTCTGTGAATGTCCATCGTCCAGCACCATTTCTCACCTCCAATTTCTGATCCCCGATCTCGACCGGTTGCCCGGTATCGATCTGATCGATCACTTGATCATTGATCATCGTCATTGCACCTTTGATCAATTTCTCCGCATTGCGGAATGATATGAATGCATCAGAGGGATCGAGCCATCCATCCTCCACCGCATTGACAATGTTGGTGATTAGAGATGATAGTGTGTTGACAGATTGGAGATCTGTTTTGGCTTTGATGCCTTGCTCATCTCCAGCAATTGTGTTGAGAGTTGAATCTTTCATGTGTGTTTTGATTGGTTACTTTTGCGGTATGTGTTTTGTTTGACAAAGGGAGGTCACACCGCTTGTGCCTCCCTTTTTTTATTCCCTAAAATGGCAACCCATCCGATCCGTTTTGGACGATGCTCTTTTTCTCCGCATTGTCCTTGATCTGATCGATCATTTCTTGAGTGCCTGGATTGTTGCTCTGCGCTTTTGCTCCGCTCTGAACATAATTCACAAAGACCTCCGCATACACCAGCACATCAGCCAACTCGATTTTGCCATTGATACAAAGATCGGTGGCTCGGTTGAGGGATGATTGACGATTGATCATGAGATCCCGATCCGCATTGTTGGATTTTTGGAATCCTGCTCCGGATCTATTGGGCTGGAATTCTTGTTTGACCGGCTTGATGTTGTGGAATGTCCGACCATTGGAGATGCGTGTGTGCCATTCATACTCGGTCTCTTGACCTTGCACAAATTTGGTTTGTTCCTGGCTCTTGGATGAATACTCACCGATGTCACCATTTTGCATCTCGATCTCGAATTTGTAGAACAAACCATATTGAGATTCCCATGTGCCGTTGCCGGTTATCCGTACCGGTGTGGATTTCTTGATTTCCATGCTCATTGTATCTGAAAGCCTTTGTGGTTGATGAATACTCTCTCCAATTCCGAGAGTTGATATCCTTTGGTGGTCACGACTTTCTCATCATAATCGATGGTCAATCGTCCACCATCCTTGGACAATGTGGATTGTTCGTTGCGCTGGATGACCTTGATTCGCCAATTGAAATCATAGGTCAATCCAAATAGAATGGAGTAATCTTTCACTCTTTGTTGTTTAGGTACACCGGTCGAGGGATGGTGCTTTCCCTTTTTTCTGCTCCGAAATTTACGGATTTTTTTCCTCTTTCTGCGGAAATTGTGTGAGTGCATCGGGATCTTGACGATCCAGGAATGTGACCACCTTATCCATTCCAGCTTGATTGACCTTTCGATTTTGCATGTATGCAATGGTCATCAATGCGGTGCATGAGATTGCCTCATTCAACTCACTCTCCAATTCCTTGATGCGCTTTTCAAGAGATACAATGCGATCGGCATTGTACTGCTCCATGTTTTCTTGAATGCTCATGATCTTACTTATTGATGTATGAATACAATTTTGCCACATTGAACATGGGAAATGGATCATCCTCCATGACCTCCATCAGATCTTGTGCATCTGCGATGGTGAGTTCAGTGATCCAATGCTTATCCTTGAGGATATCGATGAGCCTTTGTTTGATGACCTCATATTCATATGCCATCAATTTATTGTGACATTCCTCGGTCAGTTGCTCCAGGAGTGTGGGGTATTGTGTCATCCGATCAGTATTTGATGGTGAACATTCCCCAAAGGATAGAGATTTCCCTTTTCTTTGGCGGTGTGACCTTTCTCCGCTTTCTCGGTGCTGGTGATTTCTTTGGCTTGATCTTGACCTCCGGATTGGATTTCTTTGCCATTGCCTCCAAATATCCCCGATGCATCTTTGCGGTGCGCTCTCTGACCTCATCAGCGGTGTACAATGTGATCGGCTCGGTGCTGATCCAATGGTATTGCCTCCCTCTCCTCTCGATGAGTTGCATGTCTTGACATGCCCGGAGGAATTCGGTGGTGACCTTGTGCGCTCTGCTGAAATCCTTTTGGGTAAATACCTCACCGCTCATTGATTTCAAGTTGACCAACGCATCGTGATATCGCTGGATCTGATTGTATGATGCTCTACGCATGATGATTGTGTGTTGTTTGTTTCCGCTAATGTATAGAAAAAACAAACAAACAATCAAAAAAACTGCAAAGAAAAATATCAATCCATGTGTGATGGACTGATTTTCAGCTATCTCCGAACGATGGAAACGATGAGCGAAATGGCAACCAACCCACCGAATGCATACAACAGATCCATCACCTTGAATGGTGGTTCATGGTATTCGATTTGTGGCACATATTCCACCCGATTGATGTATATGGTATCGGTCGGGCATTCCGCACTCACCGACAATTGACCATCGTCCTCCTCCTGGAGAGTCACGATCAACCCATCCTCCTCAATGGTGATCGCTTTGTCCGGTGTGATGGTGATGCTGGTGTCAATAGATGGTGCAAAGGTGACCACCATTGTATCCAGCGTGATCGGTTTGTATTGAATGAGTGTGGGATCTTTTGCAATCGCTCTCCCGATGTGCTGATCTGCTGACCGGCAACCCATCGAGAGCATGATGAGGATCAGATATGCACTCCTCATTTGCTATTCCTCCGGAGTGCGGACAATTCTCTTTTGAGTTTCTTATTCTCGGATTCCAATTCCTCGATCTTGCCTCTCAAGATGTCCATCTGTTTCTCCATTTCATTCCTCTGCTCGGTCATTTTCTCGGTCATCTCCTCCGCTAACTTTCGCCAAATCTCAATGGCTTTCTCCACCGAATCCAATTCACTCCCGGATGCCTCTGCCTCGATGCCTCGGATCTCTGCCTTTGTGCGTTTCATCGTCACAAAGTATGTGGTCAATGCCGTGATCAATCCGGTTGCTATTTCTCCCCAATAGTTCATGCCAAACAATTTTCAATGTGTAGTGTGAAAGGTGATCCGACTATGCTTTTCAGATGTGCCAATGCTTTTCGGGAATTGACCACATCCAACCGACCATCACCATTGAGATCCTTGAGGTCAGTTCCGACCAATACGCATCCCTCGATCTGATCGTAAAAGTTGCCCACATGGATGCGGATGTGCGATCTGCCTTTGACCTCGGTGATGTGATATGTCTCCGC